ATCGCAACGGCGACGGCGAGACCCTCAAGGAAATACTTGACCGCACGAGTGAGGAGTTCAGTGCCATTGAAACCGTCCATTGTTCTTATACTCCGGGCAAGGAAAAAAAGTGCCGGTGGGATGCGTTAAAGTTTAAAGATATAATTCATTCAATGCTCTAGAAACTATGTCGGATAACACGGAAACCGATAAGAAGGAAGTCTATTTAGAGGCAGATAAGGAGATTCCGGGACAGCACTATGTCGCCCTCAGCTTCATCAGTCCGCAGAAGGTACTCAAGAATAAGGACCTCTTCTTTTTTACCGAGTTCCTCAAGGACTATGAAATGCAGTACAAGATTAAGTCAACGGAGGGATTCGTAATGTCGGAGGTCCAAAAAATTCAGGAGGCTGCCTCCAAGGTTCAGGATGTTGTTGAGAACGCATTCCTCAAGAAGGATAAGGCAACGGATCTCAGCGGCGCACTTCAGGTAATTGCCGATCTCAGCGGCGCACTCCAGACTATTAAGGATGTCCGTCGTGACCTCACCCGTGATATTGCTGAAGATATGAGTACTTATGTCAAGTCCAAGGTTGCCGATTTCCGTGAAGGCACCGTCAAGGAAGAGTATGAAACGTTTCTCTTCAAGAACAAGAAGCGTCTAGACGACGAATTCTTTGCGAAGAACGACTTCCGCACAACGGTTCAGGGTGTGAAGGTTCGTGGTGTTTATGATACCTACAACGAAGCGGTTCACCGTTGTAAGACGCTCCAGAAGATTGACCCTTCCTTCAACGTCTATGTCGGTCAGGTCGGTTTCTGGCTCCCCTGGGACCCTGAGCCACACGATATCGCCGACCAGGAATACGCCGACGATCAGCTCAATACTCTCATGAAGAAGTACAAGGAGAATGAGCAGAAGCGTGACGAGCTATACCAAGAGCACAAGATTCTCCGTATGGGCGAGGCGAAGACGAAGAAGCCGGTCATTGGTGCCAGCCCCACGGAGGAGTCCAAGCCCGCCAAGGATATGTTTGGCGACGAAGATCCATTCATGAAGCGTAAGCGCGAACAGGCGGAGGCTGCCGCTGCTGCGGTCACTGCTTCCGTCATGAAATCGGTAGATGCCAGTGCTGCGGCAGTTGCTTCTGGTGCGCCCGCAGAAAATACCCTTACGATGTAAATGGGGTGTCCATATAAATACCTTCTAGGCATCCCTGGACAGGGCTTTCATTCAACACGTTTCCTCGGATATGCGTTGTATGATACACTCGCAACGATTGTGTTAGCATATGTGACGGCATATTTGTTCAAGTTGCCGTTTTTACCGGTCTTAGTCTTTTGGTTTATATTAGGTGAAATACTACATTATATATTTGGCACACAAACTGCCTTCTTAACATCTATTGGAGTTCACGTGTCATGCGATGATTAAAATCTTCTAGTATTTTAGAAATACCATGTTCAGTTATTTAATGACCGCCTTTACAGCTTTACTCTTCGTTGTCCTCACACCCGGTGTACTCCTCACTATTCCACCCAAGGGCTCTAAGCTAGTTGTTGCGGTTGTCCACGGTCTTGTCTTTGCCCTCGTCTACCACTTTACACACAAGGCGGTCTGGGCTTGGACGCGTAAGTATGAGGGCTTTGCGGCGATGCCTGCTAAGCCGGCAATGAAGCCAGCAATGATGCCTGCTAAGCCCGCAGTGAAGCCTTCTGCGTTTGTAAAGAAAACAAAGTAAACTCTCTTTAGAAAGATGTTCAGTTATTTAATGACTGCTTTTACAGCTCTACTCTTCGTCGTACTTACGCCAGGAGTAGTACTTACTCTACCATCAAAGACCTCTGGACCACTAGTCATTGCGCTCGTTCACGGTCTTCTCTTCGCCCTCCTCTATCACTTTACACATAAGGCGGTGTGGGCTTGGACCCGTAAATACGAAGGATTCCAATCGGTCTGTAGCACAGAGCACCCCGATGGTATTTGCCCCGATAACTATAAATGTAACACCGGTTACTGTGTCAGCAAATTTAGATAATTTTAAAAAAAATGATTGGGGTCGGCTGAATTTCTAACAAGGTATACCACTATGCTAGTGCTTTACCTTGTTCCCGATGACCCGGCAACGGCGGAAATGTATAAGAAGCAGGCGGATGCTTACATGGCAAAGCCCAAGGGGGAGCGGGATGCCGGTTTTGACCTCTTCTCCGTTGCGGCTACTGTGCCTGGTATGAATACAACGATGGCTGGAGGCAGCAGCAGCGAGGGTACAGCGGTCAAGGTTGGTCAGACCTGCCGTGCTGCCGTCTATGACCCTATGCTCGGTCGGTTTCGCGCCTACTGGATGCTGCCCCGCTCATCCATCTCCAAGACGCCCCTACGTATGGCGAACTCCGTTGGGCTGATTGATGCCGGCTACCGCGGTCCTCTCCTCGCCATGGTCTACTCTACGGGTCGTGATGTTGCGATTGCGTTCGGCGACCGCTACTTTCAAATCGCTGGACCTGAGCTACAGCCATTTGAACGTATTGAAGTGGTTAACGAGATTCCTGGTGGAGCAACTATGCGCGGCGAGGGCGGTTTCGGTAGCACCGGTCGCACTGGTGCTACAACTGCTTTCAGTACTAATATGAATGGTGGCGTTGACTATATTCGCTAGAGCGAGTCTAAACATTTTTTAAGTTGGGTTTGTAAAATGCTCAGGCGTGAGATTAATGATGCTCTAAGAGAATTGGCACGCTTACACCCTGATGCCGAACATACCGGCTATCTCTGGAAAAATCCGTTCAATCCTCGGTCTACAGGGCGCCGATGGACCCGACGTGATCTAGAGTTTTTTCGCCGCTGGCAACAATACGAACGAGATAATCGTAATGAAACTGTGGCGACTAATACTTATTCACCTGAAGCACCGGTCCCTTTGTCGCCCCTCCGTCGTCAACATAGGCAAGCCCGCATCGCCCGCCTGCTCCGCCAACTCCTTCTGTCTTTCGTATTCCGCCGACCGCACCCAGTGGTCGCGTGACCCAATCTTAAAATCCGGATGCGGTTGCGCCTTATACCAGAATACACAATCCTCAATCTTATTGGTATGCGCACCGTTATGAATCACTAAACACTCATAGTCCTCGGTACACTGGTCCATAATCTGACAGAACAGTTCAAACGTAGGAAAGATACCGGCGAACTGCTCATAAATACGACGGCGGGCGCTCACCTGATTTTCTCGTAAAATAAATACGTAATCCACTTGTCCTCGTAGAACCGGCGGAATACCCATAACGTACTGAATGGCTAAAATATAGAGTAGACCATAATGACGACCGTTCATAAATAGCGAACGAATCCATTTATCGTTCACCCACTTATTATCGTACAAGCAATCGTCCATAATAATAAACGCCTTGCGATCTAGCTGTGACGAACCGCGTACTTCCGTCTCCTTACGAATCTGCTTCGTAATCTGCTCCTGGCGCTTAAGAACATTAGAGACTGTCTGCGGCACGACCTCGTCGTGAATGAACAGACTAGGAACCATGGAACCGTAGAACGCGTTCGCACCCTCAGTACCAGAGAACACTGTACCGATTGGGAACTTCTGCTTATACCACATCAAGTCCTTAATTAACCACGATTTACCGGTTCCTCGGCGTCCAATAAACAAGACGACTCCGTCATCGGGAATCATATTCATATTGAATTTGGAGAGGCGAAGGTTCATTGTAGGACGAGGGGTCCCACTGCCGCCGTCTCCCCCCATCGTCGGCAACATTGCCGTTAATCCCATACCAGGTCTTGCCGGAGCACTCATCTGTATTGATACATACTTCTTCCATTTTTCTTTTACCGCATATCCTCATTTTATATGCGGAAAGTCTCTTAAATTAGACCCGGCACGGTGTTTAGAAATGCCTGGTAATCGGAATCGTGGTGGTGCTCCCCGTGGTCGTGGCGCTCCCCGTGGTCGTGGTGCTCCCCGTGGACGTGGTGGTGCGGCAACAACCAATACAAGTCGAGGAGGTGTACGTGTTGCGAAACCCGCAGTCACTGAACTACCATCGTCCTTGATGCTATCCGGTTTTCCCTCTGAATTACCTGTAACAATCTGCGACGCATTAACCGAATTTAAGAAACCTCAAGCGTACTTCTCAGCACTTGAGAAACTAGAACCATCGCTAGAAGAGTCACTTACAGGGTTTAAGTCATGCTGGCTCGGTATATCAGGAGAACAGGTGGCAACCGTTGAACGCCAAACCGATTCTAGTTTTGATGGTGCCTTAGTCCTTACGGATGGAACAAAGCGTGATATATTCATTAAACGTATTCATCTTGTGGATCCGCTTGCCGCAATGGAAGGTGAATACGTCCTACCAAATGACGGTGCCCTCCCCGCACCAAGTAATCTATGGAAAAATATGCTTATGAAAATCAATAATCCACTCAACGAGGCGTATGTTGATTGTCTCTTTGCGCTCTATGCCTCTAAGTTTGCCGAAAGTCGTATTTCGCCCCATTGGTGTCTCTGCTACGGCACATTTTCCGCACGTGTAGATACCTACGTCTATAATATTTCCGAAGAGTACGATTCTTTACGTCGTAAACCTTGGTGGAAGATAAATCAGACACTCGGTATCTTCAAATATCAAGACAGCGAAGAATCATTGGATACAAAGAAATCGTTAGAAACCCTGTTTACACAGCCTGGTGAAGCACTCACATTGGATGATTTTGTATCCGTTGATGCTGATACCGGTGTAATGAATATTACAAACGATATTACAGTGAGTGAAGAGGAACCTATCGCCAGCGAGGAGGCGCCTGTAAAACTAACAAGCCCTAAATTACGGTTGGCGCGGATTTCAGGCTCTGAATCCAGTTCCGAATCCGGTTCCGCTTCCTATGATAGCAATGAAACAGAAGAACTCGTAGAATTTTCCAATTTTCCTGTACAAGTATCCTTGCTTGAAAAGGCGAATGGTACAATGGATAATTTGCTAGAAGATGAAGACCCCGATGACGCAAGTATGCTAGAAACAAAGGATACACGCTGGGCTGCCTGGCTCTTCCAGGTGATTGCGGGACTGGTCGTTGCCCAGCACTATTTCGGATTCGTCCATAACGATTTACATACCAATAATATTATGTGGAACGGCACGGGCGTGACCGATATTTACTACCGAGTTGTCAAAGGAAAAGAGACTTGGTATATGAAAGTGCCCACCTACGGACGTCTGATGAAGATTATTGATTTTGGTCGTGCCTCGTTCACGGTTCCTAAGGTCGGATTTTTCATCTCTGATGCCTTCTTTCCTGGTAACGACGCCGCCACCCAGTACAACTGCGATCCATTCTACGACGAAGCAGACGGTAAACGAGTAGAGCCGAATACATCATTTGATTTATGCCGTCTAGCAGTTTCACTACTAGAATCCCTCTTTCCGGACCGACCCGCCAATGCGACGCCCGTTAAGATTATGTCACGCGAAGGCTCAAAACTCTATCCCGAAACGGTCAGCCCTATTTACAATATCCTATGGGAGTGGCTAACCGATGATAATGGTAAGAATGTACTTCGTACACCCAGCGACGATGAACGCTATCCTGATTTTGACCTATACAGAGCTTTGGCAGCAGATGTTCATAACGCAGTACCAAAAGTACAAGTGGAGAAGCCACTCTTTGCCCAGTTCCGTTGTTCCGCAAAGGATATTCCCGCAGATACGCAAGTTTATGAATTGATTTTAGCCCCTTAATAACAGAGAATGAACCAATATTGGAAGGCGAAACTATACGCAATTGCTATGGTTCTCCTTGTCGTTGGTGGACTCAATTGGGGTATCAAGAGCTTTTCGGGTAAGGACTTTGTAACCTACGTAACCGGTCGTAACGTAATCCTCGCCAATGCTATCTTCGCCGCCGTTGGTATTGCCGCCCTCTTCATCGGATTTAACCGTGATAGCTATCTACCCTTCCTCGGCAAGTCAGTGATTCCCTGCGAAGTCTTAAAGGTTCAGACCCCCGAGAATGCCGATATTACGAAAGAAGTTCTAGTAGGTCCCGGTACGAAAGTGCTCTATTGGGCGGCGGAGCCCAAAAACAAGGACCTACATGATTTGAACGACTGGCAGCAAGCCTACCTTGGCTACCGTAATGCCGGTGTAGCGATCGGCGACGCCTCAGGTATTGCGAAACTCAAGGTCCGTAAGCCACAGCCATACAGCGTACCAATTAAAGGTGCCCTCTCTCCCCACATTCACTACCGCAAGTGTATGGGCGAGGGCTTAATTGGACGTGTCTATACAGTAGAATTAGACTCCAAGGAGTTCTTTGAGAACTACGTAGATATGCAGGAGACAAATGAGCCCGTCACTGAGAAGTCGGCGTTTAACTACGTAAAGCCCGCTCAGGCACTTGCGGAAACAAAGCAGGTAACACTTCAGACACTCAGCCGCTCTCTAATGCCCCAGGGCGGTGCGCCTGACGAGGGTATGTTAATGGCTGGTACACCCATTGATAACGCATTTACAGCAATAGAAAGCCCACTTGTCGGCGCATCGCTTGACGCTGCGTTCAGCGGTAAGGGAATATAAATTACAAACGATTCCATCGTTATTCATCTCATAATATGCTTATAGCATACTA